AACTTTCCGGCGCTGTCCTTGAACAACTCAATCGTGGTCTTAAAGGACACAACCTCAGTCTTCTTGAACGGAATCGAATCAATTCCGGTGATCTGACCGTCACCGATGTCAAGAACGCCATCACCGTTGGCGTCATGGAGACAGAACGCAAACTGGGCGTGAGGAAGAACCTCACCGGTGTACGAAATTGCGGTGACAGCACCAGACGTGCCCACCTTCACATTCCCGGCACCAAACAACGCCTTCCCGACCGCAGCAGACATCTGGTCAAACGTCACCTCAATGGAAGCCGAATTAGACTTCTGGATGACCGCAATGGTGTCAAGATTCCAATCAAGAACCTTGTCGGTAGAATTATCGAGCTTAACGTCGATGCCGTCATCGGCAACATAGCCGAGATCAATATATGCCGCATCAAGGGCCGCTGCGCCATCGGTGGGGCGCTTCGATCCGAGGGGTGCGTAGAACGCATAACCGGCCTGCTTAGGTCCTCCAACATGGACTTCAGCGGTGTTCTTGCCAGTGGTAGCCATAATGGCTCCTTTCATGGGGGTGCCGCCGCCATGAAAACGTATTCTGTTGTGTTATAGCTGGATAGTGATAGTAGCCGTCATGAAGTACCTGGGTAGCCCATCCTCGTCGGGAAACCAGGCGGGAGAAGCGCACTGCGCATCCACGATGAAGGTGCCCTGAAAAGCCCGTCCAGCCATCCCGTCCACTTCACGTTTCACCCTGTCAGCCAAAGCAGCTGCATCAGTCGATTCACTGGCGATAGCCGTCAATGTCACATGACGCTCATCAATGACATGCGATCGTGTCGCAGGCCCACCTGAGGCCCTCACCTGAACATGCCCCATCTTGGCAGCATTAGCCATTCCGGCTGGACGTTCCGTGGACACTGCGGCACCAACAAGGCCCGGCAGTGCAGCCACGAGGACGGACTCAACGTCAGCCATGATTGCTCTTCGTGCCGGACTTCTTGGGGGTTGGTTTATCCGCCGGAACGGCAAACCCGGACGAAATCATCGAATTTGCGCCAGCGCGTCCCAACTCGACAACCTCGCCAGACTCAACAACCTTCACCCATACCGTGTCGATATCGTCGCTCATGTCACCTCCTAGCAGATTCGAGACATGCCGTGAAACCATGCGGGTCATGCTGGACAAGCCATGTCGCAAACGCGGTATTCGGGCGCACCGTGTATCGCGCTCGGTTCACTCCAGGCTCAGTGACGACCACAAACGGGTCCTTTGTGTCCGCCGGATGTCGGCCAGACCTCGGATAGGCTCGCGCCCACTCGTTTGCGGCATCCCTGGCCCTCACCGCCATATCAAGCGTCACCTGATCGACAGCAGCGCTGCGAAGAATTTTGCGGAAACCATCATGATTGAGTTTTACCCTGACGTTAGCCATCTATTCTCCGAACCGAGAACTGATATCCAGGCTCAAAAGCAAACGGGCCGTGATTCCAGTCCTGAGACTCGCCCACAACCTCATATGTGACACCATCAATGGCTATCTGATCCTTGACAGCAGCAGGCCACGGCGACAGCACAACAAGCGTTGTGGCAACACGATTCGCCCCCTGCTCCGACGGTTCTGACGATGACGACTGATACCAGCCGAACACCTTACGAACCTCCGGCGCAGCCCACCCGTGAAACGGGTTGCCGTGTAAATCGAGTGTGTCGTCGTCGATGCTGGCGCTGTGGGTAACGGTGCGCCGGGCGATCACGGCTGCTCCACAAGGTCAATGGAGGCCGCCGTCGCCACCCCAACGCCCATCCGGGCTTTCTCGGCCCGAGTGAGAAACAGGTCACCGGTCGGGTTGGCAAACGACATCTGCTGAGTGAACGGCCCGGCGGTCTCGTTGAAGCTCGACACCCCATCGGGCAGATCGACATCCACACTCATGGCACGGCGCACCACGGCGCAGCAGATCGCCAGGAGCGTCTGGTCCGACACCTGCCCCCAGCCGGGAATCGTGTCCCGGATGAGGGCGGAGGCGTCACCCAGAAGCACGGCGGCACGGCCCTGCTCGGCCTCCGACAAACCACGCCACCGCGCCTCCAGATCAGACACGGTGGCGAACGGGATATCTGCCATGATCAGGAACCGCTGCCAGACGGCTTCGGGGCGGCTTCCTTCACCAGCGCAAACTTGTCGGTGAACACGTACCAGCCGTAGACGATCTCCAGACGCAGCGCGATCTGGTTCTTGCGGGCAAGATCACCCTGGCCGTCCGGGTCACCACGGTCGATGAGGGTCACGGGGATGTTGCGCTGAACACCCCAGCGCAGACCATTGGTCCAGTCACCGACGATGGCGCGCACACCGGTGTCCTGAGCCTCGGGGCGGCCAGAAACCGAGTTGGACTGGGCGGTCTGCAACCCCATGAACGAGGTGATGTCGGTGCCAAAACCCAGCTGCGGGTAGCGCGGCTGGGAGGTGGCGCCCGATCCGTCCTTCACCTTGAGGCTGGACAGTTCCCAGGAGAACGCCGGATCCAAGGCGGCACCGGTCACAGTGACGGGCTTGTCTTGGTTGATGAGCATGCCAACGGCGTTGCGGAACTGGTCGTCGGCGTCGGTCTTGGCGTCGGCGGTCACGGCATTGGTGGACGCCCCGATGTAATTGCTCCACCCAGCTACCTTGGAGCCGGTGAGCGGGTTGATGGCGTGGATGACGCCAAAATCGAGGGCGCGAGCAAGGGCAGTAGAGCCGGAACCGGCAAGGGTCTGCAGAACACCAAGCTGGTAGTCCTCATCAGCCCACTTCACCTCTTCAGAGAACCTCATCGTCACCTGCGCCTTGTGCGGCACGGCAGTCACGGAGGTGAACCCTCCAGTGGTGGAGGACTTCTCGGTGTTCTCTTCGACGAACTCGGCTTTGGGCACATCGTTGAAGATCAGGTAGTCGACGTTGCCGAACCGCATCGGCTCAGCGCCGGACAGCCGCGAGACAACAGAGGCCGCTTGGGCGTCCTTGATCATTCCCGCCGCGATCTCGCGCGGCATCAACGGTTTCACATTGGTGGTGGAGAACACGGACATGATATGTCCCCTTTCAGGTCAGTCTTGGCCAAACAGTTGGCGCATGAACGTGGACGTTGTGTCAGGTGTGTTGGGGGTGCGGGTGTGGTCGATCACCGGATGCGTCTTGCGAGTCTCGGCAGCCCAGGTGGTCAGCGCCTCAGCAGAGGAACGCATGGCCTCCAAGGTGTCCCCTGTGAGCAGGTTCGCCGGAACGCCGGTGTCGGAGGACACCTCGTCTGCCCAGCTACGCCGCTGCTCGGCAGCCTCGAATCGCTTGATCGTGGCCTGGGCGTCGGCCAACTTCTCAGCGTCGGTGCGTTGGGCATCCTGCAACTCGGCCAACTGCCGTGCGGCGTCATGATTGGCCTTCGCCCGGGACTCCCACTTGCGCGCCTCGGCCTTCCAGTCGGTCTCGGCGGACTTGGATTCTGGTGTCTGCGGTGCAGCTTCCTGAGTCTGCGTCTCGACAGTCTCGGCGGTTTCGGACATGATCGTCACCCCTCCTACGGGTTGATGGGTGCCATGCGGCAATGAGGCCCCGCCGTGCGGCAGGGCACGACAAACTACCCTCACACCACACGGTGAAGGGCTGGTCGGAAACTAGTGGGCTACTGGAACAATGTTTCAGTAGGTGTCAGTCGGCATGTACACCATCGGTGTACTGGTCCGGATTGGCACGGCGCATCGCGGCGAGAATGTCTGTCTCTGATCCGCTGCCTGCACGGGCGCGGCCATGCTCATACAGGGCCAGGTAGGCATCTGGGTCGTAGCCTTGCAGCTGCGGTGTCGACCCGCGCTTGCCAAACGAGGGGACGATGGCGCAGTCGCAGCCGGGATGATACCGGGTGAGGCCACCGGCAGAAGCTTTGCTGGCATACACCCAGCCGCGTGAGGCGAGCATGGTGCAGAACGTGCACGTCCTCGCGCCTTGCGGAACCCGGGCATATCTGGTGCAGGCCCTGTCGGCTGCAGCGTTGCCGGTGATCGTTGCGGACGCACCGGTGCGCACCCAACGGTCCAGTGATTGCGTGAGCGTGGCGACGGTCTCCTCCGGATGACTTCCCCACAGGCTTCCGGCCGCCCATTTCACGGTTCCCCTGATCCGGTCGCGGTCAACCGGTTTCCCGGGACGCGGTGTGAACGGTTTCGTCACACCGGATTTGCTGCGCATCTGCTCATACCATTGCGCGGCAGCCACGCCAGACAATCGGCTGTAATCAACACCCAGGGCATCCACGACCTCGATCAGATCATCCCTGGTCTGCTCTGGACGGCTGGGGTCCATGAGCCTCCAAGCACGTGCCAGATCGCGGCCTGCAAGCCAAGACAGGGTGGTGGTGGCTTTGCGCTGCCTGGCAACATCGGCGGGGGTGATGACACCCACTACCGTTCATCCTCTGCTGGCTGCTCCGGGCTGGAGGCAACCGCCTGAGCCAAATACCGTTCATCGATATTGGTATCGGCGAGGCGATTCAGCAGCCCATTCTGCGACCATTCGGCCTGCATCTGCTCGATCTCTGAGGTGGTGAACCCGGCGCGCTGCAGAGCCACCGTCGTCCCGGCAACCTTAGGCAGGGCCGACACCGTCTTGACGATGAAATCGCTGGAGGCCTGCGGAGACACATAGCGTGCCGGTGTCCACGACAGGTGGACGTTCCACGACTCCTCCGGTGGGGCATCCAAGCCTTCCGCAACTATGAGAACATCCTGCAGGATGCGCAGCAGGGGACCGTTGAACACCCTCCACTGGTACTCGGCCTCATCGGAAAGGGCCACTTCGGCGGCCTGCATGGCCTCCGCTGATGCCGGATTGTCGGCAAACAGCCCCACCGACGACTGAGGCAAACCAGTGGCTGCACAAAAGTTCTGGGCCAGCTGCCGATACATGCTCAGATGCGGCTCCATCGACATCTGTGTGAACTGGCCAACCGTCGGATTCTCGCCCTCGTCGTTGGGAGACAAGGCGAGGACACGACCAGTGACAGCACGCCACCTGTCCTGCATCGCCTCCATCTGATCGGCAGAGACACCCAGCACGTAGCGCTGCGGGGAAGCAAAGAACTCAGCCGAGGTCTCCGCCCTGACAAGGGTTCTCACCGCGGCGTCAGTGAGATAGCGCACCTCGCGGGAGATACGAGAATGGCCGAACGGCCTAGAGATCTCGGGGGAGTAGACCAGCGGCTCCACCATGATCCGCCGCGACGGGTTGTCAAGGCGCTCCACGGACCACACATGCTTCTCGGCGGTGGCGATGATCGTTGCATCCAGCGTGTGCAGGATGAACCGGGAAGGCTCCGATGTCACCAGACCGGGAATGTCGGAGTCCTGCTCGATGGTGTCGGTGATCTCCAGGGCGGCGTCGATCATGCCGGAGCGGGCATTCCAGTGGGCGGTCGTCCACAGGCCGTCGCGGGCACGCACCACCACCGGTGGCTCACCTGCCGACTCATCACCCGGGGCAACCGTGAGGAACGACACTGAATGCTTGTAGGCGGCCGTGATCGCCTGTATCAGGGTCAAGGTGAAGTCGTTGCGCTGCAGGATGCCACCGATGTCGAACGGGTCGATCTGCCCACCCAGCGTGTAGCCCTCCCAGACGTGCTTGCGGGCCAGCGCCTGCACCGCCTTGGCAGGCCACCCCAGGGCGGCGCGAGTGCGTGCCATCTGAGGGGGAACCGAGATGCCCAAGTCCTGCAGGGCACGGTGCCCTGCATAGTAGGTGTCGAGCAGGAGATTCTTCGGTGTCGTGCGTGCCAACGTGGCCCACAAGCCGGACAGGGTGCGCTGCTCGTCGTCAGACAGGCCAGCCACCACGGGTGTACTGGAGAACATCACAGGATCGTCACCCCTCCTCGATGACCGGGACGCCGCTTCGTTGTCGCAGCACCCCAATGGGCCAACGTCACTGCATCCAGCAGGCTCGCATCCGACCCGGGCGGTGCCGCCCAGCCGAACCCTCCACGGGTGCCGATCTTGCGGCGTGTCACCGTTGTTGCCTGCTGGTCTAAGAGTTCATTGTCCACATGTCGCAGCGTGCCGTCGCGCAGGCCGGCAAGCAGGCCCGCATGGGCTGCTGTCACCTGGTCCACTGACGGGGTCCAGATGACGCGGGCGGGAACCTTCGCGGAACGCAGCTGGTCCACCAGCCACGCCGAACCCGACTTGCCATCCACGACGATCTGAGATGTGTTGGCGAGCCGGTCTGGATCGGTGAGGAAGTCCACCAGCCAACCGGTGCCCTCTCCGGTCGAAGCCTGACGCACACCATCGACAACGATCAGTTTGGCGTCCTGCTTGACGGCAACACCCAGCCCGACGGCTGCACCGTCTGCGGAGAACTTCACTGCCCAGCAGCGCGGTCCATCACCGGCCCGGTCTATCGTCGCGTCCATCCATGCCTGACGGTCGATGGCGGTCGAAACCGTGTCGGAGTCCCAGATTCCCATGCCCTCTCGGCGGAACGACTCCTCACCCAGCTGGCGGCGCATACGCAAAATGGCCGCCTCTGAGGTGCGGCGGGGAAACGACGGATTCGCCCTGGCCCACACCTTCCGGTCCGACAGGTCGGCATCGTCGGGGGCGCCAATCTCAACATAGGTGCCACCCACCATGTCGCCCTTCAACGCAGACCGACGGAACTCGATGAACGCCTCGGCAGGGTCGGTGGGGCGCGGCGGGGTGCCGATACGGATGGCCAGCCCCAGATCGGACGTGTTCAAGGTGGGCACCATGCCATCCAGGGCCTTCTGCGACAGAATCTGAGCCTCATCGAACACGATCAGATCCACGCCGGGAATACCGCGACCGAACCCGGCCTCGCGGGCACCGAACAGGATGCGCGACCCAGATGTGAACTCCAAGGCCTGCTTGCCGTTGCCGGCGCGCACCTTCGACACGTGCTGCGACAGGCCCGGCCGGTTGGCAAGGTTCTGCAACGCCAGAAACGTCTCATCCGAGGTGCGAGTGTGGTGGGCAGTCCAGATCATCATTCCGTCGGCGATCACCGCAGCCAGACCGAACACCAGAGCGCCTACCGTGTAGGTTTTGCCCACCTGACGAGGGATCGACACCTCCACGCCATCAACCTTGTTGACGAACTCGCCATTGGCGTCCTGGGCGAGGATGAGGCGAGCCAGATCATCCTGCCAGCGGTCGAAGCCCATACCGGCCTGCTCGCACACCTGGCGGGCCATCGGCCATGCCGTCGAGGCAATCCCGTCAGGGTAGACAAGGTGCTTAGCTATCGAGGACAGGTGGGGTTCAGACACCCGTCCAGCCTTCGGTGCCTACCGCCTTGCGGACCTTCGAGACCTGCGGGGTCACCGGGGCAGTGGCGCCTGCCAGCGCACCAGCCTTCTCGGCCTTGTCCAGCAGGGACTCCAGGGACTTCAGTGCTGCCGTGCGGTCGCGGGCAGCCTGATCGGGATCCTCGGCGATGGAGGCTGCCGTCTGGAACATGGCGTCCAGGATGCGCAGCTTGTCGCCTGACTTGTAGGCCGTCTTGATCTTCTCGGACCTCACCCGACGACGTGGCGACGGAGTTTCGTCGGTGACGAGCTTCAAAGCCATGTCTCACCTCCGTGCAAGGGTATTCAATGCTGTGAAAAAAGTTTCATTTAACGATGTTCAGTACCACCGAGTCATCGTGGAATCCCTCGGGGAGAGATCTCGCTATGCCGTGGTGAAGCGGGATTCGGCGGGGGGAGGGCCGTGCCCCCGGTCACCACTGGTTGCGGTGGTCGATGCCCTCCACCCGTCGGAAGCGTTGATGTTTGCGTGAGACGCCGTTGCCTCTGGATTGGTTGCATCGCCTGCAGATGATGCGGATGTTGTCGAGTCGGTCTGAACCACCGAGCGAATGCGGGATGATGTGGTCGGCTTCGGGGCTTGCTGGCGTGCGGCTAATGTCCCATCGCAGCGGTACTCCGCAGCTCGGGCAGTGTGTGAGTCCTGCTGCTCGTGCTCGGCGTTTGGCTGTTGCTGCGTTGTTAATCCAGTTCGCTGTTCCAGTTCTCGATGTTGTCATGAGAACTCTTCTCTTGTGGAAGCTTCAGCGATATTGATGTCGTCATGCATGTCAGATGCCTCGAAGGCTGCCGTCGCATGGCACAGTCGTCCCGTCGCCTGTCACCATAGCACGTTTATGCGGCTTGATCACGATCTTCGATGGCGTTAGCGATGTCGGGCCAGAGGCGGGCGATGACATCCCACGGGTAGAACCTCGGCGGCTGCATGTGTGGCGCTGGTTTGATGTGGCCGCGCCGGTGCCATTGGTTGAGGCGTTTGCGTTGGATTGGCAGCTGTGTGGCGAGCTCGGCTGCGGTCATGGGTGGGTGGTGGCGCCACTTGCGCTCCATGGCTGCTGGGCCCTCGTATTCATGGCGTTGCCCCTCGGGTTGCCAGCGGGTGGCGGTGCAGACGAGGAGGGGGCCATCGATCTCGCAGGGCGCCCCGCAGTCGGGGCAGGGGATGCGTTTAGGTGGGGTGAGTCCTACGGCGCGGGCTAGGTGGGCGTATGTGGCGGCAATGGTGTCATCGACCATGGCCATGTCGTAATCGTCGAGCCAGGCCCGCGAGTCGGCCCATACGCCTGCCAGCCAGGCGCACTCGGTGGCCCAGGTCAGGCCGCATGGCTGGGGGTGTGCGGCGCGGGTGTCGGGGTCGATGGCCTCCCAGATGACTCTAGAGGCCTCTCCGGCGAGGGTGCGCAGCATGGGCGGCTCCCATCCTGGGGTGGGCAGGATGTCGAGGCGTGACACGTCCAGGGGCGGGCGTGATCCTGGCACGTAGCGGGTGCGGGTGGACTCGCCGTCAGGGTTTCGGGTGCCGTCGAGGGAGCGCAGTTCGGCGACGAGGGCGGGCATCTGCTGGATGCGATCGAGCGGGTCGGTGGCTGGGATCCATGCGAGGAGTCTGGTCACTGGTCCTCCTCGAGGAAGTCCCGGATGAAGTCGGGGTCGTCGTAGGTGTCGAGGATTTTGCGGATCTCGGCTTGTGCGGCGCGGATTCCGTTGACGAATCCGTAGAGGTAGGGGCTGCGGAATGCGTCGTTCGTCGGGTCGTTTTTGCGGTCGATTTCGGAGAGGTCGTTGTGGAGGTTGGCGAGGATGTTGCGGATCTCGACCTGCTCGGCCTTGCGGAGGCCCTTGTTGGTGAGAATGTGCATTTCAGTCCTCCTGGGTGGTGGCTCGCCGGATGGCGGCGAGGATGAGTGGGGCGAGTTCTGTGCCGGTGGATTCCCGGATTTCGTCGTTGCGGAAGCGGTCGAGGAGGGTGGGGAGTTCGAGGTCGGTGAGTTTCTTGTCGACTTCGTCGGCGATGCGCTGTCTGAGGATGGAATGGTCGGTCATGGACGGTCCTTTCGGGAAAGCGGTTTCTAAGGCTCTGGGAGGTGGTTGGGTGGGGAGATGTGCCGGGTCTGGCTGTGGGGCCGTCTCGTGGCAACCTCGCAGGGATGGTGGGCATAGGAAGAGCCGCGTGCCTGGGGGACTCATCGCCTCTGGGCTCAGTGGGTCGATGTCCGGCTGGTCGTCGGAGATGGTCACGAGATCTCCTTCCCCGGCAGTTCCTGTCTGGATCTGGCGCGCAGCTCGTGGATGAAGTCGGCTGAGACCTGGTGCTTGTCGGGTTCGATCTGTGGGAGGTCGGACTGTCTGCCCTCGGCGACGGCGCGTCGTGTCTCCTTGAGCCAGGCGATGTAGGCCTGAGGATCTTCCGGTGCGCCGGTGAGGATCTCCTCATCCAGGCGGTCACGGTGCATGTGACTGACTTCGAGCCGGATGTCGGATGGGGCGACGAACGCTTGCCGTTTCGCCACCCGTGCCACCGCCGTCTTGCAGTCGGCGTAGGGCAGGTCGCCCATCACGTCGAGCCACGCGTCTGGCGTGTACTCGTCTAGGCGCTGCTGCGGGCAGCATGCCTGTGTGTAGCGGCAGAGCATGACGGCTTCTTTCCGATTCATCGGGTCTCCTGCTGGTCGTAGGTGATGGCTCGCCGCATGGCCGCTGCCCATTGGTCGTCCGAGAGGCCGTTGGTTCGCGTTCGTGAGCTGTCTGGGCTGCTGTTGAGTTCTTGGTTGACGAATGAGGGCAGCGCTGAGGGGTGTGCGCCTTTCCGCTGCCATGCGATGAGTCCGGGGCGGATCTGGTCGGCGGTGAGTCCGTCGTCGAGGAGCATCCGGAGTTGCTTGGAGGTCTGGCCGACGATGTTGCCGGGCGGGCGGACCTTGCAGTGGTCGATCCACTCGGCGACGAGTGTCTGGGCGGTGGCCTCCTGGCGTTGGGGTGTGGGTGGTGTGGGGGCTGGGATGAGTGCGGGGGTGTTGTCGGTTTCTGCGGCTGGGGGCTCGG